AGGCGCAGTATTTACTTTCCAAGTATTGCCAATGTGGCCATCAGCTGGTGGAACTGCACCAGATGCGCAAACTGTATCTTTATCATTCCAAGTAATTGGAGTGCCAGCAGAAGCGTTCTAATCAATAAACAAACGGGAGCAAACAAATGAAGTTACCAATTACAATTGAATATAACTCAGGTGAGCAAGCCACTTATGTAGCCCAACCACCTGAGTGGGCTAAGTGGGAAAAAACAACTGGCAATACCATAAGCCAAGCAAAAGAAAAACTTGGTATGTGGGATCTAATGTTTTTAGCATACAACGCTCATAAGCGTGAAGCTGCTGGAAAGCCAGTAAAAGGTTTTGACATATGGATGGAAACAGTCAGCGATGTAATTGTCGGTGATGCAAACCCAAAAGCCATCCAGCAGGAAGCCTAAGCAGATTATTGGTTGAGTTGGCATTAGCCACACAAATTCCAATGAGTGAGTGGGTTGATTCGGATGACATTCTAACAGCGATCGAAGTATTGGAGCAGAGGTATGGCAAGTGAAACAATCGCCTACAATAAAAAAGATCTGCGCGATATTTATAAGGCTTTCAAACTTATGGACGACCAAGCTACTGATGAAGCACGCCGTCAATCTGCTGCTCTGGCGTATTTTGCATCAGAGGAAGTTAAACAGTCAGCTAGAACTAGAACAAAGGCTGGCAAAGTTTCGCAAAGAGTCGCGGAAGGCGTTAGCATCTCTAAATCAAGTAAGATTGGCGAATTCAGTTACGGCTTCGCAAGACAAAAGTTTTCAGGTGGTGCTACTACGCAAACCCTATGGGGTGGTGTTGAGTTTGGTTCAAATAAATTCAAACAGTTCCCTACATATTCTGGAAGGCAAGGTCGTGGATCTCGCGGATGGTTCATTTATCCAACCCTTCGCAGAATTCAGCCTGAATTGATTAACAAGTGGGAAGAAAGTTTTACTCGCATTATTAAGGAATGGGTCTAATGGCTACCGGTAATCGCACATTAAAGTTATCGATCCTTGCTGATGTCGATGACTTAAAAAAGAAGTTAGGCGAAGCTGATAAAGCCGTTGAAAGTAACTCAAGCAAGATTTCAGAGTTTGGTAAAAAGGCTGCTGCTGCTTTTGCGGTCGCTGCTGCTGCTGCCGTTGCCTATGCTGGCAAATTAGCCGTTGATGGGGTCAGGGCTGCGATAGAGGATGAGCAAGCACAGTTAAGGTTAGCCAATGCCCTAAGACAGGCTACTGGGGCTACTGATGCCCAAATAGCGGCAACTGAGGACATGATCCTAAAGACATCCTTAGCCACAGGTGTTGCTGATGACAAACTTCGTCCAGCCATGCAGAGATTGGCAGTATCTACAAAATCTACTGAGGAAGCCCAAAAGTTATTAACCCTTGCTTTAGATATTAGTGCTGCATCAGGTAAAGATTTAGAAACAGTTGCAAATGCTTTAGGTCGTGCTCAAGATGGAAATGTTACATCTTTAGGTAGATTAGGACTTGGATTAAGCAAAGCCGAATTATCAACATTATCTTTCACCGAAGTTCAGGCCAAGTTAGCAGAATTATATGGTGGCGCAGCAGCTACAAATGCTGAAACCTTTCAAGGAAAGATTGATCGCTTAAAAGTAGGATTTGATGAAGCAAAGGAAAGTTTAGGAGCAGCATTACTTCCAGCAGTTGAGCAATTTATTACATTCTTAAACGATACAGGTATCCCAACTCTTAATGCTTTTATTGCAGGATTGACTGGTGATGAAGGATTAAGTGCTGGACTTGCTGAAACTCAAAGAGGTGCTGAAAGTTTTGGAAAAGCGATTGGTGCAGTATCTAGCATTATTTCAGGATTTATTACATTCTTAAGAGAAGCAATTGGCTTAGTCGTATCATTAGCAAATGAATTGATTAGAGTCGTTAATATAATTCCTGGTGTCAACATAGGATCTATTCCAAATCCTGCTCCATCAGCTGCTAGATCATCATTACCATCAGTTCCAAGAGCAAGCGGAACATATACAACAGGACAAGGCGTTACAAATATAACTGTTAATGCTATTGATGGCGAAGGTGCTGCGAGAGCTGTTGCTAAGGTTGTCAATCAAAGCGCAGCAAGATCTAATCCATACCTTTCACGAGCAGCCGTTAAACCATAACCATGAGTGCATGGACACCAGATTGGAAATTGACTGTCGGTGGGGTTGATTATACTGACATAGCAATAAGCGATATTCAGCACGAAGCCGGTCGAACTGACATTTATTTACAACCTAATCCTTCCTATATTCAAATAACTTTAGTTGCATTAAATAATCAAACTTTGCCTTTTGATATTAATGACAGTTTAGATTTACAGGTCAAAGATAGTTCAGCAACTTATGTAAGCCTATTTGGTGGCGACATTACCGATGTTGTTGTTGAGGTTGGCCAAACAGGTGCAACTGCGACAGTTATTCAATACACACTTACCGCGATGGGTTCACTTGTCAAATTAGCAAAAGAAATCTGGGATGACAACATTCCGCAGGATGAGGATGGCAACCAAATTTATGACATCCTTTCTAGCGTATTACTTGGAACTTGGAATGATGTGCCAGCAGCTACACAATGGGCAACTTATGATGCAACCGAAACTTGGGCAAATGCAGTCAATTTAGGATTAGGCGAAATAGATCAGCCGGGCCTTTATACAATGCAACACCAACCGAGCACAGTTGATACGATTTACAACATAGTTTCAGATATTGCCAATTCAGCCTTTGGGTATATTTATGAGGATAATGCTGGAAATATAGGTTATGCAGATGCAGACCACAGGCAAAACTATCTTTTAACAAATGGTTATGTTGAATTAGATGCTGGTCATGCTTTGGGTGCTGGACTTTCAACTGTAATGAGATCAGCAGATGTTAGAAATGACATATACATAAATTATGGCAACAATTATGGATCACAGAAAACAGCTAGTGATGCCGCATCAATTGCCCTATATGGCTACAAAGCCGAAACTATCAATTCTAGGATTCATGGAGCTGTCGATGCCCAAGCAATTGCTGATCGCTATATTGCTCAAAGAGCCTACCCACAGCCAGCATTTCAATCTATAACATTCCCAATAACTAACTCAGAAATTGACAATGCTGATCGTGATGATCTATTGGCTGTTTTCATGGGAATGCCAGTTCATATTCAAAACCTACCGACACAAATATCAGACGGAACTTTTGAAGGTTATGTTGAGGGCTGGTCATGGAGCACTCGATTTAATGAGCTGTTTTTAACAATCAATGTTTCTCCAGTTGCATTTAGCCAAGTGGCGATGCGTTGGAATACCACGCCAATAACAGAGGCTTGGAACACAATAGACCCAAGTTTGACTTGGGAGTACGCTACAATAGTCGCATGAGGATAGGATAAAATGGCAACCACTACCAATTACAGCTGGACTACTCCAGATGACACCGCGCTAGTCAAAGATGGCGCAGCAGCGATCCGATCGCTTGGAACTGCAATCGACAGCACAGTATTTACCAATGCAGGTGCAGCAATTGCTAAAACTATTGTTGATGCAAAAGGCGACATTATTGCAGCCACAGCAGCCGACACAGTTTCTAGATTAGCTGTTGGCGCAAATGACACAGTTTTGACAGCTGATAGCACCGCAGCCACAGGATTAAAATGGGCAACACCTGCTGCTGGTGGAATGACTTTATTATCTACTACAACTCTTTCAGGTGCAACAACTACAATTTCAGGAATTAGTGGTGCCTATAATGAATTATATGTTTTAGTTTATGGGATGACTAATGCAACTAACAGCCAAGAATTTTTCTGCAATGTAAATTCAGTTACTACTGGCGTTTATTATGAAGGATTAAGAATTGGTGCAGTTACTTCAAAATTAAATACTAACATTTCTTTTGGAGCAGGTGGTGATCTTTTAAGAACAGGTGGCAACAATGCTGCTTTGGTAAGAATTCAAAATTATGCTTCAACAGCAAATTACAAACCAATGCAATTTTCATCAGTTTATGTTGATAATGCTTCAGCCACAAGGGGTGCTACGGGTTCAGGGGGAATTGCAACAAATTCTGCAATAACATCATTACAATTTGATGCACAAGGTGGAGATTTTACAGCAGGAACAGTTCTAATTTATGGAGTTAAATAATGGCTAAATCAACAAGACCAATGGTAAGAATTCATAATACTGAAACCGATGAGGTTATTGATCGCGAAATGAATGATGCTGAGTTTGCTCAATACGAAGCAAACAAAGCAGCACAAAGAACAGCAAAAGCCGAAGCTGAAGCAAAAGAAACAGCACGCCAAGCAATTCTTGATCGCTTAGGTTTAACTGCTGATGAACTTAAAACGATACTTGGCTAATGAAGGCTTGGTTATCTAAAGCTGCTGATACTTTACGCGATCAAATAAATGATACTTTCATGGATCGCAGCAGGAAAGCTGATGGATGGATCGGTGATCTTAAGCATCAATCAAGGAAATCCGACCATAACCCAAGACCATCAGGTGAAGTATGCGCGATCGATATTGACGCTGGCTTATCTAACGAACAAGGGATTAGTCATGCTTTGGCAGATCAACTTCGACTCACAGCAAAAAAAGATAAGCGTATTTCTTACATAATTCATGCTGGTAAAATATGTTCAGCAAAGTCGCTATGGCGTTGGGTTAAGTATCGCGGCATTAATCCACACCATAAGCACATCCATGTAAGTTTTAAGCCAAACCAAACTGGCGAGAAGTTCGACATCCCACTACTGAAAGGCAATTAATGAAACTATCCAAAAAACACAAAGCAGCAATTAAGTCATATTTAAGAGCTGTGGCAGCTAGTGGAATAACTGTTGCTTTAGCAATAGTGGCTGACATTCATCCAGCTTATGCAACTATGCTTGGTGCGATTGTTGCGCCTATTGCAAAAGCATTAGATCCAAAATCAGGGAGTGAAGCGGATTATGGTCTTAGCGAAAAATGACACCGAACGAATTAGTCGCATTTGGCGTTGGCGTCTGCGCAATCGCAACCAGTTTATTACTGGCTCTACGATGGGTTATTAAGTCTTACCTTTCAGAGTTAAAGCCCAACTCAGGGTCATCTATGAAGGATCAATTAAATCGACTTGAGAAGCGTGTCGATGATCTATTTACAATAATTAGCAAGTCATAATTTAAT